TATGGGAAACACCATAACCAGTGAACCGGCTTGTCCGGAAAAAGACGAACCGGCGCAAATACACACCTATATTATAAGCGAATTTCTTTCTAAAAGCAAGATGTAGGAGAAGAAAGCGACGAGTTCGTGTCCGCTAATATTAAATGCACAGAGACTCCAACCGAGTCCGCTGTGCATTTTTTCTTTTTTATCGACCAAATGAGACGGAGGTGAGACCGACGGGAAAGTACCGATACCTGACCTTCGAGGACAGGAAGAAAATCGAGGCGTGGCACCTGATCGGAGACCGGCCGGCTGACATCGCGGCCCGCCTCTCCGTCCACTACACCACGATCTACAAGGAGCTCCAGCGTGGTGCGACCGGCACGCTGGACAGAAACCAGCGCGAGGGGTACAGCGCAGAGCTCGCCGAGAGGCGACTCCGTGAAAACTTCAAGCGCAGGGGCAAGAAACGAGCAACGGCCGAGACATAAACCAAGACCACCCGGCGTCCCGCCGGGCCGAAGAAAGGAGAGCCCACCATGAGAAACCACAACACGACCCCGACAGCGAAGATGGACGAGCTGCGCACCCGCGCAGACTCCTGAGCGATCGGCCGGCCGTGTTTTTGTTTTTCAGAGGGGCAGCAAGGAGCACCAACGTGAACAAGCGCGAAAACATCCACACTGCGACGGGCTGCAAGCGCCGACCGGTCGAAATCCAAGCCAAAGAAATCCCCAGCGAGCGCGTGACAATAATGGCTCGCCCCGTGCTGGCTGCCGTGCGTACGCAGAGTTCAACAAGTGGCTCGCAGAGCGAGCAGAGAAAGGAGTCCACGCATGAAGAAGCACACCGCAAAAATCCTGAGTCGCATCTGCGACCTCATCGGCCTACTGGCCTTCCTGCTTCTGCTCGGTATCGTCGGCGGCATCGAACAGGACATCAGCATCAAGGATGGTGCGATTGCCTCAGCCATACTCCTCGCCGTGCTATACGCCTGTGTCGAGTTCGGCAACATCACCTACACGATAGCGCACACCCGGTGCAGAGCAAGAAAGGAGGAATCACATGGACAATATCACACCAGCAGTCGTCGCGCCGGCTGATATGCAGCAGATCCTCAAAGCCTTAGACCGGGTCGCCGAGGCCGTCAAGGAAATGGCCCGCGCTCTGACGGAGGCACTCAAGCCGGCCATCGACTGGGCCATGAAAACGGCCGAGCGCTTCATCGAGGCGCTGGCTGCCGGCATCGTCCCGAGGAAGTGGCTGCACCTCGCCAAGCACGCAAAGAAGGCCAGAACCCGCAAGAAGTACCGCAACCGCATCAGGCGGGCCGTGTTCGCCGCTCTGGCCGCGGAAGGGGGTAGGAGTTCATGACCGCCAAATGCGTCGGCTGCGGGCTCGACTGGAACGTCAGCATCTACCAGAAGATCCCACGCACCGGCTACATCTGCCCGCACTGTGAGAGCCAGATCCGCGCCGGCGAACCGCTGAAGAACATACAGGCCAGCCCCAAGGGCCGGCCGCCAAGAACGAAAGGAGCAAAATCATGATGAAAAAAGCACTCAAGACCGCGCCCCGCGGCACCGCCTTCAACTACGCCGGCCAGCGCTGGGTCGTGCTGGAGCATGGCACCACCGGCAAGACCCTCTGCCTGACCGAGAAGATCGTCGAGGATCGCGCCTTCGACGACGGCAACTGCAACAACTTCGCCAAGTCCAGCAGCCTGCGCTACCTGAACGGCCTCTTCCTCGACACCCTGATCGACGCCGCTGGCTGCCCCAGCGCCTTCCTGACGAGCGAGCTCGACCTGACGGCCGACGACGGCCTGAAGGACTACGGCACCTGCAACGTCACCATCTTCCTGCTGACGGTCGACCAGTACCGGCGCAACCGCGACGTGATCCCCAACGCAGATGACTGGTGGTGGCTGTCCACGGCCGTCAGCACGGCCTCCAATGGGTACGAGCATAGCGCCCGCTACGTCAGCACCGATGGCGCGCTGGACAGGGACGGCGCCTACCTCGGCCGCAACGGCCTGCGCCCCGCTTGCTATCTGGACTCCGATCTCCTGATCTCCTTCGACGAGCAGGACGTGACCGCAGAGCAGGCCGGCGACATCGTCAAGGAGCTGATCGAGAGCTTCGGCGGCAGCTTCGCCACCGAGGAGCAGCTCAGAGCTGCGGCCTCCTTCATGCTCGGCACGCTGCGAGCCACCAGAGAACAGGAGGCGGCCCATGAGTAACCTGACCGCCCTGCTGAACAAGTACAAGGCCCTCGTGATCTTCGACACCGAGACCAGAGGCCTCGACTTCGACAAGGATCAGATCATCGAGCTGGCGGCCCTGCGCGTGGAGCGCACAGCCTCCGGCGGGCTGAGGATCGCCGGCAAGATGGACACATTCATCAAGCTGCCCGAGGGCGAGATGCTGCCGGAGAATATCGTCAGCCTGACCGGCATCACCGACACCCTCCTCCAGACCGAGGGCGTGCAGCCAGCCAAGGCGGCCAGCCAGATCGCCAAGCTCATGCAGCCGGGCCCCGTCCTGATGATCGCCCACAACGCACAGTTCGACGCCTGCTTTCTGCGCGGCCTGCTGCGCGGCGCCAAGGTCGGCCGGATCGACTGGCTGGACAGCCTGACGGTCTACAAAGACCGCCGGCCCTACCCTCATAAGCTCGCCAACGCGATCCTCGCCTACGAGCTCGAGGACAAGGTGCAGAACAGCCACCGAGCGATCGACGACGTGCTGGCCCTGTTCGAGGTGCTGAAGGCGATGGACGACGAGCGTGACGACCTCGCTGCCTACGTCAACCTGTTCGGCTACAACCCGAAGTACGGCGTCAGCGGCCGCAGGATCGTCGGCGTCAGATATGAGCCGCAGGGCTTCAACAAAGCCATGACGCGGCCGGAACAAACCCTCCCGGCCCGCATGGCCCGGAGGTGAGGACAATGAGCAAGAGCTCGCCGATCACAATCACGAGCGAGGAGCTGCGTGAGCGCGTCGAGGAGTACCTCGACCGCTGGATCCCGGACGACGTCTGGAACCGCAGCGAACCCTACGCCCGCCGCAAGCTCGACCTCTGCCGAGAACGGCAGCCGGAGGTCGAATACTTCAGCAACGAGTACCTCGTGCTGCTGGCAGCGGACACCGTCAGAGAGACGGAGTTCAGCGACTTCACCCTCGCGGACTACGCCGCGAAGATGGCAGCCAGAGCCACGAGCTGAGAGGAGAAAACAATGGTAACAGCAACAAAAAGGGCCGCCTGCTGCAATCAGGCGACCCCTGCGAGAAGAACAGGCCAGCCAGCCGTCGGATCTCGCTCGTCGTACAGTATAGCACGAAAGAAGCGCCGCGCCAAGTACCTGCGCCGGCAAATCGCCTGCCTGCTGCTCGCTGCTGCCGCCCTGACCGCCCTGATCTACGTCGTGGTCGGGGCGCTGACCCCGGACAAGCCCGGGACGGCCACAGTGGTGACGCCGCGGCCGGCCATCGAAACGCAGATTCCGAATCAGACTCCAAGCCAGACGCCGGCAGCAGAACCGACACCGGCCCCACGCTTCGAGCTGAGCGCAGCAGAGCGCGACGTCGTCGAGCGCGTGGTCATGGCCGAAGCCGGCGGCGAGTCCTTCGAGGGGCAAATGCTGGTCGCTCAGTGTATTTTCAACGCGGCCGAGAAAGAGGGCGTGCAGCCCTCTGAGGCCGTCGTGATTTATAGCTACACCAGCAGCCGGCCAGAGCCCACGCAGAGCGTCAAGGACGCCGTCGTGGCCGTGTTCGACCGTGGAGAGGTCGCCATCGACGCCCCTGTCATGTACTTCTACAACCCTGCCCTCGTGACGAGCGACTGGCATGAGAGCCAGATCTTCGTCGCAGAGGTCGGCGGCCACCGCTTTTTCGCAGAAAGGAGCCCGGTGCATGATCCGACCTAACTCAATCGTTGAGGGAGACGCTCTCGAGGTATTAAAACATATCGAGACAAGCAGCTGCGATATGTGCGTGACAAGCCCGCCGTATTTTGGGCTTCGCAATTATGGAGCAGACGGGCAGATCGGACTTGAAGGATCTCCAGAGGATTACATCGAGCGCCTCGTTGAGATATTCAGAGAAGTTCGCCGCGTACTTCGGGATGATGGCACTCTATGGCTCAATATCGGGGACAGCTATGCTACACGGTCTGGCGTTCAACCTCCTCGCAATACGAGAAATCAGTGTGGCCACACGCGCAAAACCGTCCCAACTGGCTATAAACCTAAAGACTTGATCGGCATCCCGTGGATGCTGGCGTTTGCGCTAAGATCGGACGGCTGGTATTTGCGGCAGGACATAATCTGGCAGAAAACAAACTGTATGCCGGAGAGCGTGAGAGACAGATGCACCAAGTCGCACGAGTACCTTTTCCTTCTGTCAAAATCTCAGAGATACCACTTCGATGCTGAAGCAATCAGCGAGCCGATTGCCGAGAGCAGCGCCAAGAGATACCGCCAGAACATCTCGGCGCAGGAAGGATCAGGCAGACAACCCGGAAAGAGCAACGGGAAAATGAAAGCAGCCCTTCCTCGCTTTGGCGGCGATAAGTACGGGGACAGCAAAAGCGAGGAGTGCAGAACAAAAAGTGGTGCGTCCTACAATCCGCAGCTGCGCAGGAATAAGAGAGACGTGTGGGCCATCAGTACGGCCGGCTTCAAAGGCGCGCATTTTGCCGTCTTTCCAGCTGCTCTTGTGCGCCCGTGCATACTGGCCGGGAGCCGGATGGGCGGCGTCGTTCTTGATCCATTCCTCGGATCTGGAACAACAGCTGCCGTAGCAACCGAGGAAGGACGCGGCTACATCGGCATTGACATCAACCCCGACTATGTAAACATCGCAAAAAAACGAGTAGAAGCAGCTGCAACGGCAGCCGCTCAGAAAGGAGCAACAACCCATGAGCGATAAAACTAACGCGGCCATCGCCGCAGAACAGCAGGCAGCAGCTACCGAGGAAACCTCGGCAGCTCAGCAGGCCGAGGCCCTGCCGGCTGCCACCCTCGAGGAGCTCGAGGAGTTTGACCTCGGCAGCGTCGCCGATCAGGAGACCCCGCGCTTCAGGATCACGGACGACCGCTGCGCAGACTGGGCCGTCCGCAAGATAGCCGAGGAGCGTGCGGAGTACGACCGCCTGAAAGAGATCGGAAGAGCACACGTCTGAACTCCAGTC